GACACCTATAACCTTCGTAAATCCTTCGTGCTGATAAGCATGTGGGAGCTTGGCACTGGATAATTCAAGCTCCATTTCTTCAATTTCTGAAGGGAAAAGGTCATATTTGTCGAGTAGGAAGTCGTATACTTGTTCTTCGTCATATTCTACGACATCTTTGGCGTATTCATTATAGTCATGTTTGAGTGCTTTAGTACCAGCGTATTTCAGATATATCGGGTTTCTATAGAAACCTTTCAATATCGGAAAGTTAATAAAGCTCTCTCTGACGCCATTCAATATTCCAGCGAATTGCTCTTCAATTTGTGCTTTTGTGTAATTTGTGTTCTTACACCAAAGGGTTTTCGCTAGAAATCGTCCTATCTTAGGGACTAGTAAATAAGAGTTGAGCACCGGCACAAACCAAGATGAACAAAATTCTGTATCAAGAATATTTGTATTCATTGCCTTGATTATAAAGCCGAGTTTGGTATACTCCACGTCAATCGCTGAAAGTGGTTTAGGTTCCGCTATGAACACAACAGCATCATCACCCTTCACCAACAATTTGCAATTGGGCCCAAAAACATGACGTGCTACGATCCAGTTCAGTATGGTGTTACCAATTAAGGTTTCACCTCTGCCTGAGAATCGAATACACTTCATGATATACTTGAGACCAAACTGACCAAAGACCACACATTTGACTGTATCCAACTTCATCAATTCAATGACGTCCTCTGGTACTCCGGCTAATTTAAAAGCGCGTAAAATACAGAGTAAGGCATCACCACATTGAGTGGAGTCAAATTTTGAGTAATCCAACGAGTATTTGTTATAATACTTATAAGTGTTGAAAAACTCGCCTATTTCAGCGGAGTTCCCGTGTACCGGGAAGCAGACTGATTCAGGCATATATTCAGCCATTAATGTGCACAAAGGTACCAACCATCGGCCAACTGAGTAGTTGAGCCATGCTTGACTAGAATGTATAGGTCTAGGTGCTTTTGTGTCTTTGGAGTAGAACTCTCTCTTAAGGAAAATTTTGGAGTCATTGATCGAATCGTCAAAATTGACAATCATGGCCTCTTCTATTTCGTTTCGCAATTTGTTCCTTTTGGCGGCTGGAAACCTTTCCAACCATTCTTCTAGTTTTAATGGAATCAAATCGCGTGAGCACAAGCCCATCACCGTTTCCAAGTCGTCTGGCAATTTGACCCCGGACCAATCTGATTCAGGTGTCCTATTTAAGACTCGATGTTCTACTGCGGCCTTGAAGTTGTGTGAACAACGTCTAGGCATGCAAGGAACAATTTTCGGGTGATAGAGCATCGGGTAAGCACAGAGGGCTGGCTCGCAAGGTGACTCGTCCGGTGGACGATACTTGAAAATCTTCTCTTTTCCAGCCAATTCTCCTCCCTCTCCATTATAGCAATAGTCATACAATTTCAGAAGACTAAATGTACCTCTTAACTGGTACACAATCTCAGGTCTAACCACGAGAATGACTAATACCATAAGAATCACAATGGGTAACATGTACTCATTATATAACTCAGGTATCAGACTCAAGTAGTCCCTTGCCAACCACAGACCCCAAATGAACAAAGTTATTAGTGAACACATCCTTATAAAGAATGTGCCATCGTTCCTCTGTAAATTTAAACGATCATTGTGTTCTGCCATTCGCCTTTCTGCAGGGATTGACATCTCAGCTAGTTCTGATTGGCGTGACAAGTAGTAATCGCTAAATTTCTTTACCGTTAACTGCTGGTCAAGGCCCAATTCGCTAGCCTTTTGTTGGATCTTCTTTAAATAGGCTTGATAATTCTTCTGGTTCATACATAAACCAGGTCGAAAAGTATCAAGCACTAAGTCTTGTATTTTGACGGACATCTCATCAGTCATGGGGATATGTAATTTCTTCGTTACATAAGGTGCGACAATGAACTTATAAAGTTCAACGTCCATCCACTTGTCCACTTTCTCCCATGACATCACAACCGCTCCATTTACGGTTAATCGATCTCGATAGCTACCGGCATCAATCCAGTCCATATTACTATGGCTATAGGTTTGACTGTTCCCAGCAGCTTGTACCACCACTTGATCAGTTCCTTCTCTACGAGAATAGGAAATTTCGCCGTCCATCAGTTTTCCCCTCCTGCGAGAAGGAAAACGATGTATGACCGCAAAATGAACCTTGATTTCTTGTTTCAATAAACAAGTCATAAGTTCCTTGGGTGTGATGTAGTACAATGAATGTATTGACATCGATATAATTGGTGTGTTGTGTTTGACATAATCCTGAAACGTCACATGTTCATGTTCTGCTTTTAGTTTCCCAACGTTAAAGTGTCGCAATAAGTCTTTATCCTCAAATAAGGGGATTAGACTCAATATAGATTTGCGTCCCAGTCTGCTGTGCCTAAACACCGCGCCTCCAACATCTATAATCCTTGACCTCTCCGTCAACTTGACTGGAGAGTTCTTG